TTGTACAGACGTTCTGTGCCGCCAGCAATCAAGCTGCGGAAGTCTTCGTCTGACATATAAGGGTCAATAGCGTTACCCCAATATGGTTTGTCTGTCACCTTGCGGCTATAGATAACCCAAGACAACTGCTCTGGACTGTTGAGGTTGATAGGTGTGTCACCCATAACCCTACGTACATGAGCCTGTAGGTCAGAGATTAGCTGTTGCTTCTCCTGTTCAAACTCTTGCCGCACCTCATCTAGCTTAGACAAGTCAACAGCAAAGCCTGTCTGATATATCTTAGTCAGGCACTTGGCTACACGATTAGTCAGTCGTGCAGTAGATAGTAAGCCAGCATCGGCTACACTATTAAGACGCTTCCATAGCTTGTCAGCAAGCTGCTGTGTAGCATGAAGGTCAGCGGATAGGTACTCACTCAACTCAGCATGTGGTATGTCACGAGTACTATAACCACGCTTGAAGTAATCCTTGAGTGTGTCTTGCTTCTTAGTGTCTAGATTGTACCGTTCAGCACAAGCCTCAAGAGATAGTGGTTCCTTCAGACCACGCTGCAAAACATACTCAACAAGCATAGTGTCAAACACTGCGCCATCATACTTAAAGCCTGACTCCCACAGCCATAGCAAGTCATGTGCTACGTTATGGCAGATGAGTACAGTGGTCTGGTCAAGCCAGTCTTGTACAACTACGTGACCGTCTGCATCTGCATCAACCTCACTGTGGTCAAAGGTAACGATGCGTTGTTCGCCTCTGTCATTAAGCATACCAACCATAGTCAGTGAGTTGTCAGGCTCAAATGGGTCAAGGTGTAACTTACCATCACGTTTGATAGTCGTGTTCTCTACATCAAGTGTTAGTTTCATATCTGTTCATCCTTACTTTTCCTGTCAGGGTTAGAGGAATCTGGTAGAACATCTCACCAGAAGCTACATATTTATTACGTACCTCTACTGGTGTCAAGTCTTTAATATCCTCTGACTTAAACATAAGTGCATTAGACAATTCATTATTCCATATGAAGAACAATGTGGGTGAGGTAAAGAACTTACTCTTTCGTTGTGGTAGTTGAACTGTCTCATAAGGAAACACCTCGCCCTTCCATACTGTCTTTACCTCACACTCCACATAAAACTTACCCTTGCTGCCTTCAGCAATTAAGTCTTGCCCATATGGATTAGGGTTCTCCCATATATCATACCCTTTTACCTGCATGTACTCCATTGTCCTCACACGTGCAGGCTTATCATGCTTGCCGTGCAAGGCTTCATTAAATTGTTTAGTTGTCATCCCTCATACCTCGCTGTCTGATAGTTAAGGTCTACGTTCACCATGCCGTGCCAGCCATTCAGCTTGTTCTTCACGATGTTGATATGACGTAGTGGGCTGTCTTCCTCTTGACCTTCCACACTAGGTGACTTGCCAATCAGTATCATCAGGTCAGCTTCTGCTGCCTTGCCTGTTCGTGAACCCTGCATCATAGACTGGTTAAGCTGTGACCTACCCTCTGCCTCTGCAGATAACTGTGACATATAGAACACAGCACAGTCGTATGTCTTAGCAATCTGCCTAGCGTAGATAGCACAAGCCGCAAGTGCTTGGTCTTCTCTGGCATAGCTACCATTAACAACAAACTTATCACCCATGTCAAGTACAAGTATGTCGGGCTTGTATGATTTACATACGGACTCTACCCATGCCATGTCACGACCACCTGCTTCCTTAATCTTAATGTTATTCATTACAGGCTCATACAATGCTCTGGCTTTACTAAGGTTATCACGTACCTCACGAGCAGTCATGCCTGCAGCAGCAGTCAAGTATCTCGCACCAACACGGTGAGTAGGCTCTTCATTACACAGGATGATGCACTTAGCACCTTGATGTGCAAACCCACCCGGCGCAGCAATCAAGCTGGCATGGAAGGATGTCTTACCTGTGTTTGGTCTTGCACCTACTTCGATAAGCTGACCGCCAGACACACCCTCAACCTTACGCATAACGCTAGGTATATTGAATTGCCAACGTGCTTCCAACTCAGCTTTAGCCATGAGTGTTTCAATACTGATGTCATCCCACTCAATGTTGAGGTTAGGTATGAAGTCATCGCCATAACGCTCAAGCAAGTTGCGTAGCTTCTCAAGTGTAGCTGCATCACCATTGACCATATCAAAGCCAATGTTAGCAACGTCCTCACCAACTACCTGCTGGAATAGTTTAGACAGTACTTCCTGTGCAATGTCACTACCCATAGGCTGTTCACGTTTGATTGACGCAAACATAGATGCATAGCCTTGCTTCTGTGCAGTGGTTAGTGTTGGGTTGTTAGCCATGAACAAAGCCTCGACCTCATCTGGTGTGACAGTACGCTCGTACCTATCCATAGCTGTGTCGATAGCCTCTTTAATCTTACGTGCATCCTTGCTGAACAAACGTGGTGGGCATTTGCTACCACGATGGTCATCGTAGAATGACTTATCCATAAGGCTTCTAATGATTGATAATTCCATGTAGGTTCTCCATATCTGTCGGGTTACGATATTTCAAATCATCTTTTAAACGTAAGACACGAACATCGTTTACGTGTCCACGTAGTTCCTTTGCCATCTGCAAAGTCTTGGGTAGCGCATCGGGGTCTAACGCTATAATGGCTGTTGAGAACTGTGCAAGATACCCTTTATGCGCCTCTTGTAGAGATGTTCCAAGAAGCGCAACCCCGACAAAGGAACCGTAACCAACAACGGCTGCACTCACACAGTCCTCAACAACTACTGCGACATTACCATGTCCTGAGACATAAGGCAAGCCACTTTTTCCATATCTTTTCCATTTAGGTAGACGCTTGCCAATAGCACGGCCTGTCGCATCTACAATCCTGCCATCATGTATGACAGGAAATACTACACGGTCATCCTTTACATCGTACATTACACCCAACTCATCGGGGTCTAGCTTGTAGCGGAAACAGAAGCTAAGTACAGTACGCTTATCCCTATGCGGTACGATGTAACTAGGCAATTCAAATGGCTCTGTAGCGAATTGCTCCGCACCCAAGAAGCCAGAACGTATGTCATCTACTGATAGGTGTACACGAGTACCGCCGCCCACTGTGCATGATACCTTGTAGCAATTCCACACAAGGCTACCCATGTTGTTTGTCACAGTGAAGGTCTTGATACCGCCACACTCAGGGCAGTTCATACGTTTAGTCTCACCATTAGATAAGTCTAATCCATTTACTATCTTATATATATCACTCATATAATACTCACTTTCGTTGCGGCAGTTAAGTGCTTTTACCATGTGCTTTACGAGTTGTCAACGCATTATTTGCACTGGCGAATGTATTTTTCATGTAAGGTTTAACTGACTGTGGGTTACTATGTCCTGTAACCGACATGATTTGTCCCATAGGGACACCAGCCTCAACCATTTGTGTCGTACCAGTGCGGCGTAAGTCCATCAGCCGTAGTTCCTCAGACAGCCCAGCTTGCCGCATGACAGCCCTTCCGGCTTTTGATAGGCGTTCCATGCTGTAAGGATGGTACTGCCCCTGTACGGGCGTTGTACGGGGAACAACATAGGGTTGAAAGCCAAAGTCCTGCTCCTGTTGAACAAGCATCTCAAGCAAGTCATCTTCTATGGGCAAAGTTACCTCTGCCCTGCGCTTAGACTGCTCAAGATATAGCTTGCGTTCATCCAAGTCAAAGTTATCCCATGTCAGTAGACGCATATCGCCTAGTCGCTGACACCATTCGTATGCCATGTGTACAATTAGGCCAAGGCTACGCCACTGAAACTCACTGTATGCAGTGTCAAGGAATTGACGCACATCATCCTCAGTCCATACAACCTTGCGTTGTGCAGGTGTCTTGCGCCTGACACTGGCGAAGGGGTTGACAGTGGCATACTCCATGTCAATAGCGTAACGATACACGATGGATGACACAGTGCAGATGTGGTTGGCGAAGCTGATGCCACGCTCAACCCACTCTTCATAAGCGTGTTTAGCTTGCTTGCTAGTCAGCTTGTCAAAGTTTACATCACCAAAACTGTCACACATTACACCAAGAAAGTATTGATAGTCTTTCTTAGTTCTGTCTCGTAACATCTTGAAATCATTGGAAGTATAGTACTTGTCAATGAGTTGCTGCACAGTCTTCATCTATATCACCGTACCTTTCTTGGTCTTCTCGTATGTGTTCATCTGCATATCTGTTGAGATACTTTTCCACAAAGTCTTCAATGCCATCACTGTGGAAATGTTTTGTATAGTTACGTCTACGTGGACTCCATCTACCTGTAGTCCAGTAGTACATGTAGGGTCTATCTGCCCTACTGTATATCACAATCAGCGTAGCAGACTCTATGACCTCATACTCAATGCCCTTGTCTTTGAGATATTCAAGACAATGGGTAAGGGTTTGGCCTGTATCCTTACGGAAAATAGCCTCACCCTTTGAGTTAGTCCTTACATATTCCCACTTGTGTTTACTCATGCTGCAATCAACTCCTTGAACTGCTTGCTTTCAATCCACTGTGCAACCTTATGCTCACGAGTGAACATGGACACAGCCTCTGTATCCTTGCCAGTGTTACGCAGGGCAAAGCCATTGCGGTCATCAGCATAGGTAGCAAAGTTTGTGAAGGCAGAATACAATGCCCACACATTTTCTCCCCGAACACTGGCTTCTTGATGATACAGGTTAAGCATCTTCTCTGCTGTGCGTTCAGACTTGAGCAGTGATTCAAGCATATCCTTCACATCACCTACATATAGAGGCTTGATTGCCCACTGCTGTAGCATCTTTGATTGTGCATAGAACGACTGTGAAGATTCACGCAGGTCACGAATGAACTTATCCATTGTGAAGTTACTGGTGTTCTTACGCCGCACCTTGTCATGTTCACCACGAATCTGTCCATTGGTACAGAAGAAATCAATAGCACCAAAAAAAGTCTGATTAGAACATGACCCATCAATGCCATGCAATGCAATGATACGCTGTGCAATGGTGGTGCTATGCTTGTCTGTTTCAATACGAGCAGTAACGTTTGGCAACACCATGTCCATCATAGCCCATGCATTATGTCGTGCTACACGCCACTTGATGTTCATGCCCTCACATTCTTTTTCACCTAAATGTTCTGTGATTGTGTCATGCACACCGCCAAAGAAGTCAGCATGATTGGCACAGTTGAATGTGTCACCTACAACACCAATGTATTCGCCTGTCTCACCATTGATGACATACTTTTTGTCTGCCACTTTGGTTGGCTCAAACATCACGTCAAAGTTTAATTTGTCAGGCATCATGTCCTGAATTGGAAAATCTAATGGCATGATAATTCTCCTTTCGTATCGTTAATTGATGTTCTGTTATATCAGCAAACTTTCATAAAGTAAAGACTGCTAATACAATAAATATGATTATTCCTAGAATAATATCCATTCTAATAGTTCCAGTACTTTACTTCAACACTGTCATCGACAAGTAATCGCCTTAACGTGTACCATGCCTGATCCATGTTGCGTAAGTCATCATAGCTGATGTCACATAACTCAGACACTGATTGTCTGATAGGTACGAAAGCCTGTAGCATTTCCAGCACAGCCTGTTGCTGTTTAGCTGTCATGCTTTTCCATGTGGCAGCAGCCTGTTCTTGGTTGATTTCCCATTGTGTCTTCTCTTTTTTCTTTGTCATGTCTATTCTCCTTTACATTAGTACTAACAATAGTGGTATTACAGTTATCCACAACAACAACTCCATCTTTATTCTCCTCTCATCCATTGTGGCATCTCACGGCCTTTGTTATAACGTGCAAACTTTGATTTGTCAACAACGTAGAACGCACGATACGCCATGATAGGCCAACGCTCATCTGTCTTGAGGTCATCGTGACCGCTAAAGCATTGCGGGTGTGGTGTCACATCACCATCAGGCAACAGATGTCGTGCGTTGTACAGTGCAACTTCATGCTTGCTTGCACCATGTACCTTACCATATCGCCATGTGTACTCGTTCAGCATAGCAGACATTAGAGATAAACCAAATCTAAAGTTTGCACGATTCTCCATAGCCCAGAGGGTACACGGATGCTTCTGATGCACAGGCTTGTACAGTTCCGCTGCCTCTGCATACTCAGGTGCATGATGCCACACAGCAGTGCATAGCATCTGCGCTTCTTCCAATGGCATCTTGACAATGTGTTGGTCACACAGTGCCTTGGCTATGGCATCCGGGTGATGGTCAATTAGAAATCTGTTCATGTGATTACTCCTAATCTGTTTGGTCTACAGCGATTATTTCATAGTCATCAAATATGTCACGCACTTGTTCTTCACTATACGCATACACATAAAAGTAACATTGTGAATGACCTAAAGCTGGGTTATCTTTAAGTTCTACATAGTATCTATTCATTGTAATTCTCCATGTACCATGTCTTGAACTTGTGATAAGCCAGTATCTTGTAGGCTTCTAGGTCAAGGGTTTCCCATTCCTTGAGGTCAAGTCCTTCATACCTAAAGCGACTTTCCATCTCTCCATCCAACATTACCATCAAAGCATTGGCCTCTGTAGGTGTCAGTTCTATCCTTACTGTTTTACTCATCATCATTCTCCGCATATTTTGGGTTGGGGTATCTCCACTGTGCATTATAATTGATTACTTCCCAGTTGATGCCAATGGTTGCGTCATGGTTGTGGTCTATGTCGTGCAAGACCTCAAGTGCTTGGTCTTTGGTAAGCCAGTCACACTCCTGCATTACATCTTCAACAGACCAGATGATAGCAATCTCATCATCTTGTAGTTCAATCGTTCTCATCATCATTCTCCTTCCAACCATGTCCTTCTTTTGGGTAAGATACTTCATATGTG